TTCCTTGAGTATAATGTGTATCTCCACACGAAACGTCAAAATACTTTTTACAACGATTACAATAAATATTTTTTACTATGTTTTTACACCCTGTATAAATACATTTACTGTAATCATAGTAATTATTATCATAATCTCTACATTTAAAATTTTCTTTACTTTTTTTAATAAATTGTTCTTTTGTAAATGTATTTTTTAGGGCACCTCTAATATTACCACAATCATTACAACCTCTGCCACGTAAATGACTTGCTGGTGTTTGTGTATGATATTTACCGTGAATAGGACAAATAATAGTAATATGAGTATCAGAGTTTGTGTAATTTACTTTTGAATAGTCGTATTTATCTCCGTGAATTTTTTTTGCTTCTTCAATAAATTGTTCTTTGGGTTTTCTTCTTTTATTTGCTATAAGAATTTCAGCACAGGATTTACAACCAGCACCTTGTAAATGATTACCAGGTGTCTGTTCAAAATCACCGTGAATTTTACAAATTATTGTTACCTTTTTTTTTGCTGTTTCATAATTTGTTTTGGAATAATCATATTTGTCTCTGTGAATTTTTATTGATTCTTCAATAAATTGTTTTGTAGTTTTTCTTCTTTTTTTTCCTGAATTATTTTTTCTCTCATTTTTACAATCAGGACAGGATTGTTTTCCCTGTAGATGAGAATCAGGGGTTTGTTGATATTCTGTATTATGTATTAAACAAATAATATTTATTTTTTTTTTACAATTAGTATAAATCATTTTAGAATAATCAGTTTCATTTCTGTAAATTTTTTTTGCTTTTTCTATAAATTTTTCAGATTTATTCATTCTTTTAATAATACAATTAAATAAAATTAAGCTATAAACACATATCAATTTATTTTTATATTTTTCGAGAGAAAAATATAAAAATATAAAAAAACGCGGACGACGAGATTTGAACTCGCGCGGGCTTAGCCCAGTAGATTTCAAGTCTACCCCTTTAACCGCTCAGGCACATCCGCAACAATATTAATTACTATATTGTTTTTAAGTTTATTATATGTTATTAATATATGTGTAAATTGTTTTATTTAATTTTGGGATTTTCAGTTTTATTGGTTATTTATATAAAATTTAATGTTATTGAAAGTCTGGTTTCATCTATTGAAGGTAAAGTAATAAAAGGTGATCAAACATCACGAAAATTAGATTATCCTACCGCAAATATGAATATTGAAACCCCCAATTGATTGTGGCATCTTTAATGGTAAATCACAATATGGGAAGACAACAGTTATTAGTGGCGGTGGTAAATTTGTTGAATGTCATATTCATAATTTTAATAAAAATATTTATGGGAAAAAACTACGGATTGATAATATTAAAAAAATAAATTTCGACCATGATAAAAATTGTAATTTGGCTAAGATGTTATTGAAATAAAAATTTGAATTTATTATATTTTTATTTAGTATCTCAGATGAAATATTTTTATTTATTTATCATAATATTTTCTTTAGTTATAATTAATTATATTTACAACTACTATTATTATCATTATAAAGAAGAAAAAAACTTTACTTTATTTAAATCATTAAATATACCAGAATTTGATTTTTTAACATTTGATTACCTATTAAATAACCACGGGGATAAAGAAATTTATTTATGTGAAAGTTCATCATCTTCATCAGATATGCCCGATGAAGATATTAAAGATAATAACGACCCCGATGATATTTATATTCGTTCAGACGGGACTAATTATAAAAAATCAACTATAAAAGATTTTATAAATAATGATTTATCCAATGATAAATGGTATTTTAAATATGAAGATAATTATAATTTTTTTAAAATGATTGGAATGGAAAAAAAATTTATAAATGTTTGTAAAAAGATTTTTAAATCAACAAAATCTGACAAGTATTTATCACCATCTCTTTCTTTTTGGTGTGGTGGAAAAAATACAAAAACTGCGTGGCATACTGATTTTGACGACAAATGTTTTTTATATGTTATACATGGTAAGAAAAAAGTAAGATTAGTCAAATCAAAATATGATAAAAAGATGTATAAAATAAACAATTATTTTCATTATTCTTTATGGAGTGAAGTAGATTTTTCTAATCCAGATTATGAAAAACATCCTCTATATAAAGATGTTGAAATTAAAGAAATTATTTTAAATGCTGGTGATGGAATATATATACCTCGTAATTGGTGGCATTGTGTAGAAAATTTAGAACCAACTATTGCTTTAACATATTGTACTTATTCAAAAAAATATGAGAAATACTGTAAAATTCCAGAAAAAATAAGAAAAATATATTATACATTTTTCAAATCAAAACAATAATTTCTATTTAATATTAAGTTCTTTTTTATATGTTTCCCAAAATGCGCCTGCGTCCGTTTTATTTACTTCCGCATCAGGAGTTTTTTTTCCAATAAGGTCATAACATCTCAAAATCCTTTCATGGAATTCCGTCTTACACCACGTTGGTTCCATAAAATATCCTTCAATGGCATCTTTTTCTGTTCTATCGGTCTTATAATAAAACACTTGGTCCATAGGATTTCCATCACCACTCGAAAATCCAATATCAATCTTATCTATTAATATATTTACAATCCTAATTGGGAAAGGAGTTGTCTTAATTGTTGTATGGTATTTTGGATTTGATTTTGCCACAACCGCTTCCCCTACCAAACTCGGTAAATCGCGTCGAATCATACGCATATGGTTTTTCATCATATTACTTTCATTTTGATCACATACAGCACAATCCGTCAAATCAGTAAATTTTATTTCATTTTTCTTTAGTTTGTCATAAGCTCTTTTTAGAGCATCTAACAACAAATATTCGTGAGACTTCACAGCATGATGCGTGTATACAAGTTTATGCAACTTAAATCGCGTGGAAAACAGCGAAAATATCTCGTAATTTAATCGGTGATGCCAACCCAATTCCAAATGACCATCGTTTGTCAAAACAACCCTGGCTTCCGTAATCAATCTATCAAAATTACCATTCAGTCCAACATTTCCTAAATAAAAGGAATCTCTCTGAATATAATCTATCTTATCCACATCCAACTGACAACGTTTATTCGCCACAATCTGATAATACCAATGATATTTAAACTCGCCTGAAGGGTTTATAATCTGACAAATAATTTTATATTCATCGTCCGATATATGCAAATTATATTTTGATATCATATCTTTCAATATATCACAGCTTCGTTCTTCGTGTTCCTTGTCTTCTTTTGAAATAACATAATGGTCCCAGAGATGACTAAACGGTCCATGTCCCAAATCATGAATCAAACCTCCGATTTCCACAAGTTCTATCATCCTTTCTTTAATGTCTAAATAAGGTTGTACCTTTTTTATAGATTCAATCATTTTTCGCGCAAGATGTCCCACCGCAATACTATGTGAAAAACGGGTGTGAGTGGCACTTGGGAACACGTAATGTGCAGCACCGAGCTGCTTTAGATTTCTTAGTCTTTGAAATTCATATGTATCAACAATTTCGAGTATATGCGGTCTAATTTCAATGAAACCATGAATCGGACAAAATATCTTTTTAATTTTACTAGAAGTATCCATGTTGTTTTGTTTAAAGTTATTTAACAACTAAAAACATTTCAATTTATTTTTCATTCATTATTTTATATTCATTCCAACTAACCTTTTTAGGCTTAATGGTCTTTACCTTTTTATTTCTTTTCCTATTGTCATTTTTTTTAGCTTCTCTCAAAGAACTATCAATATAAATTTCTTTTAATATCTGTCCAACTTTAACACTGGCTTCGTGTTGGTCAAATTTACCGTTCTCTACGCTTTCCAATATAACCAAAAACTTATGAAGTAAATCCATGTTTAAATTATCCTTCAGAACTTTATTAAATATGTTAGTATAGTTTTTATATAAAAAACTACATTGTTTTTCTATTATATTTCTACGCGTTCCAGCGTTTAATTTATTATACTTTTTTTTTAAGTTTAATATATTCGCAACATCCATGCGTATTTTTTTACTATGTTTAAGAGTTCTTATTTTCTCCGTTGTGGATTCATATTTGTAGTCTTTAATCAAATTTTTCAAATTTAAATTTTGTTGGTTTTCCATATAAATTATTAATTTATCTTTTCTTTATTATTTTTTTATCATTATAATATATAATGACCAAAAGTAAATCCCGAAGTAAATCCCGAAGTAAATTCCGAAGTAAGTCGCAGGGTAAGTCCAAACGTCAATCTCAACGTCAATCTCAACGTCAATCTCAACGTCAATCTCAACGTCAATCTCAACGTCAATCCAACCAAAGTGGTATGCGAGGAGGTTCAAAATTTAAAAGACAATCCGATACAGCAGGTACAATTTTAGATAATTATCATGAAAACACAGAAAAGCAACGCGATGTTCAAAATGATTTAAATAACCAATTTGGTGGTAAAAAAGGAATGCGAGGTGGTGGTGGTGACCAATACGCTTCTGTCGTTGCTGGTGGAGATAAAAATGTTGTAGGTAGTCAATTAAATATCCAAAATTCATTAGAACAGGCAAAATATGACGATAGTTTATCTCACTGTTCTGATGGTTCTTGTAATAAAAGCGGTGGTAGAAAGCGCCGTAGAAAGAGCAGAAAATCGAAGAAGGTTAAGAAAGAAAAATCAGATAAAATGACTAAAAAAGGTAGAAAAACAAAAAAAGTAAGAAAGAAGAAGAGGAAACTTAATAAGTATTTTGTATTGATGCTTGATGCTAAAAAAAAGGGATTGGCTTCTTTTAAATACAATGGTAAAACGTATGTTGGAAAAAAACATAACCGTTTGGGAATGATTTACAAAAAAAAATAATAAAAATACTATAATAACTAATATATTAAATATTATGGTTAGAAGATTCCATTGTGAATTTAAAAATTGTTCTTGTAATAAGTTTAAATTACATTGTAATAAGTTTAAATTACATTGTAATAAGTTTAAATTACATTGTAATAATTTATGTTTTAATTGTAATCATGCGAATGTATGGCATTCAAAAAAAAGTAAACCACCCAGTGATTATTACTTAGCCTTTCAATCTCCAAGAGAAATGGCTAGAAAACCTATTTATGAAAGAAAAAATTTATTTGTTCGTATATTTGAACCCACTGTTCCTGATTTACCAGAAAGTGATAATGAAATAATATATTGCGAAGCTATCGAAATTTTACCGGTATGATTCTATGTTAAAATAATGTTATTTTTTACTAAAATAAAATAACATTATATTTTAATAAAGTAGAATGAGTTATTTTTATGATATAATGGCTTCATTTTTAATTTTTATAGTATTTGGATTAATATTTTTCGGATTAGCTTTAGCAGCATTGGCAAAAGATATAGAACAAAATTGGCCAAAATATAAATGTAATCCCGCGATTATGCCATTCGCAGGTTCATTTGGAAAAGATTCCGGGAAAAATTTTGTTGAATGTATTGGCGATATTCAAAAGGGTTTTATGGGATTTTTCTTGGGTCCCATATATTATATAGTTGACTTATTATCTACTTTGGGTGGTGACCTGATGAATTCACTTAATATGATAAGGGTAATGCTTGATAAAGTTAAAGAAAGATTAATGGCCATATTTGGAAATATTTTCGGCTTCCTTTTTAACATTGTAACACAATTTCAATTAATAACAATAAATATTAAAGATTTATTATCAAAAATTTTGGCGGTTGTTTGGACGATTACTTTGTTATTCCAAGGAACAGTATTAACAGTTAGAAGTACTATAAACGGACCCATTGGCGGCTTTTTGAGAAAGTTCAGTGGTGGTCACCCAGAACCAGATAATTCAACAGACGTTGGCGACTGTTTTCATAAAAATACGAAAATGAAAATGAAAACCGGTGAATATAAAAAAATGTGTGAATTAAATTTGGGAGATAAATTATTTGATGGTGGAGAAGTAAAAGCTATATTGAGAATAAAGGGAGAAAAAACGAACCCATTTTATAAAATTTATAGCGAAGATTTAAAAGAAGACATATTGGTAAGCGGTTCGCATTTTATTAAACACCCAAAAACAGGTAAATTTATAAAGATAAAAGATTGTGACAAAGCTATAAAAACAGATATATGGGATAAAGAAATGTCTTGTTTAGTAACATCTAACAATTTAATACCCATTGGCGAGTATATATTTTGGGATTGGGAAGACCAAGATTTATAATATTATCACAATATAATATAGATGAGTAACATCGGTAGACTTAAGAAATTTTTAGAAACTATAAAAAAATATGATACATACTTTTATAAACACAGTGGTGACATATTGCTCACAATTTTGAGTTTTATATCAATACTTGTGTTATTTACATACGTGGGGTTTAAAAAAAAGGCGTATTTTTATAAAAGAAATTGGGCAAAGTATCGATGTGATCCGGGTATTATACCTTTTGCCGGATTTATAAATTCACCAGAAAATAGCAGTTTTTCTGATAATTTTGATTATACAGTAAAAAATTTTAAGAAATGTAATCATGAAATAATGAATACAAATATTTCTAATATAACAGCACCGGTTAAGCATTCAGCTACTTTATTACAATCATTTTTTATAGTTTTAATGAAAGTGTTTAACTCTGTGAAAAATATTTTTATGGATATGCGCAATAGACTAATGGAAGTTATAGATTTAATCTTACAAAAAATTTTTAATATCGTCATTGAATTTACAAGTTTTTTTACCCATGTTAAAGATACTCTTATGAAAACAGCCGGTGTTTTTGTCAATGTATTATTCTTAATAGTTTCTTACGGTTACACGTTCGTTACATTTCTATACAATTTGGTAACGATATTTATCATTAAAATCCTAATAATCACACTCATAATTATTATTATGTTTGTGATTGTTGGTATATGTTTCTTCATGGCCATGTGGCCGCAATTTTTATATATGCATGCTGTCGGTAAGAAATTATTGATAAGATTTGTTTTACCCCAAGTTGTAACTTTAACTATAATTATAATATGGTTGATTATTGTAACAGTGGGTACAAGTTATATAAGCAAAGCTGTAATGGAACAAGAAAGAAGGTGTTTTTATGAAGATACATTGATTGAAACAGAAACATGCGTCAAAAAAATCAGCAATTTGAAACCGGGTGATAAATTAAAAAATGACAATATAGTTGAATCGGTTATTGAATTAGATAATAAAAATAAAGAAAATTTATACAAAATTAATAATGTTTATGTCACCGGTGGACATTATGTGTATTCCAATGAAGAGGGATGGAAACAGGTTGAAAATTCTAAGAATGCTGTTAAAACAAAATTTATACCAGACGTACTATATTGTTTAGTGACCTCAAAAAAGGAAATCATTATAAATAACACTAAATTTAGTGATTGGGATGACTTGGAAAATCATGATCTAATGTATTTTAAAAATATATTCAATATAGCTGAAACAGACAAATTAAACAATAAAATTAACTCTTTACTACATCCCAAAACAAAAATAAAATGTAAAAATACAGTGAAATATATAAAGGATATCAAAAAGGGTGACATTTTGGCAGATGGTTCTCAAGTTTATGGTGTAGTAAAATCAATACCACCTGAAATTATATTAAAATACAAATTAATTAACACTGATATAATAGGACAAAACATACATTTTAATAATTTAGGAGATTATGTAAACATAAATCATGAAATATTTAAAGATTCCAAGAGCAAACATTATTATCATTTATTAACTTCATCGTCCACAATTGAAATCGAAAATGTGAAAATACTCGATTATAATGGATGTGTTGAAAATATATTGGATAAGCGAATAAAATTAGAATAAAATTAGAATAAAATTAGAATAAAATTAGAATAAAATTAGAATAAAATTAGAATAAAATTAAATAGATAATACATTATAAATTTATTATCTATGAATTATGTATAAAATGAATTTCAAATTTTTAGGATATAAATTACGTTTAGAGGTGGTAGTTATATGCGTTTTATTGGGAGTTGTCATTGGTTCTAGTACGGTATGTTCTTGTCGCAGAGAAGGCGCTATTGGTAGAATGGCCGCCGAATACGGTACAACCAAAGGTATGTCTAATGGCGTTCATAGTAAAAAGTGGGGAGATGCTGTTAATCACTATGAAACAAAACAATTAAATAGTGGTGCTGGCGATAGTATGTTTTTCTATGCTGATAATAAATTTTCCCCAGAAAGTTGCTCGTATTCTACAGTAAGTGGTTCTAACGGTTGCGCCGATGTTACTTCTGAACAAAGTAAATTTATTGAAATGAGAGGTGGCAATAGGACGGTAGATGATGGTTTTAATTAATTTTTTGGTCGAAGTGGTATTTTACAATGTTCACAGTAAATAATAATATTACTTTGTTCACCGGATTTATCATCAATATAATCTGTAATCCAATTGTGATCGCAATTTTCGCGCAACACTTTTTCAGTTTCATTTAAAAGTTCCTTTAAATTATCTAATTCTATTTTTTTTCTCCATATTTCCGTTTCATATAACTCTTTGTGTTTTATTAGTAACGATAATATCATTACTAATAGTAAATATATTTATTTATATTATTTTACAAATTCTTTACGTGTTCAGAATGTAATTTAAAACATTTTACTTTTTGTTTTCTGACAATATTTTTGAATTGATTTCCATCATCCGTCAAACCTACCATACCATCTACACTAATTTCACTAAATTTTTTTATAAAAGGGTCCGTAATTTTCGTATCGATTGGGGCACCAGGAGCGTCATTTGTTGAAAGTGTCATTCCAGCATAAAGTGTTTTTCCAGTATTGTCATCACCACTTTTAATAACTTTACATTTATCTTCAGGAAAATTTTCAATATTATATGATGACATCAAGCTATTGCTTATATCTTTACATTTTCCCGACTGATAATAATCAAAAAATCCTTTAGTTATGTTAATCAGATTGCTGTGATTATTAAATCGTGTTATTTTTTTATCTTTAACACATGCGAGTTTATTGCTCGAATTGTTAGATAAATCATAAAATATATTTAAATTACGCCTTCTTTCAATATGTTCTTTAGCTGTTTTATTTTTATTACTATTTCTAAATATATTCATATTATGTATAATAAAGATAAATTAAAATCTTACATTTTATTATATTAATATGGAAAAATTAAATCTTGATTTAAATTATTATTCTTTTAGTGATTTATGCGATATGTTTGATATAGATGTTACCAAGAATTTTGATAAAACAGTATTGAATCAAAGTTACAACAGTATGCTAACAAGCGTTAAAGCAGAAGTAAATATACCTGGACCAAAAAAAGATGATATTCTTAATTTTTTGGATAAAGCTTTTAAAAAAATGTTGGAACAAGATAGTGATTATAAATTAACCGAGGGAAATTTTATGCCAAATTTAGAGAAAACTGAGATATTTTCGCGAGAAAAACCCATTATTAAAAAAACATATAATGAAAAAGTCACTTCTTTGATTAATCCTTTTAAAACGGAAAAAACTGTAAAAATATTAAATATCAATACATTATTTCGAAAAAATTATTACAATCAACAATCTACTGATTTTATAATTGATTTACCCGAAACTTTAAAAAATGTTACTTCAATAACCCTAATGAATTCTGAAATACCTAATACAATGTATACATTTTCTTCAAAATTGGGAACGAACGAATTTACTATAGAAACATACCAGAAAGAAGAAGCAGCATCACCAAGTTGGAAAATTTTAAAGAAAAAGAAACACGTTATTAGAATTAAAGATGGTAATTACACAGCAGGAGAATTATGTGATTATTTAAATAAATATGTATTTTCTCCCGACGCTATATCCGAATTAAAAAGAGTATGTTGTCATTACGATAAAAACTCCAAAAAAATAGTATTTTTAAGGGACATTAGAGACCCGGCTATAGGTGGTGAACCAGATGTTAATACAGTTGGAAACGGTGTTAAACTTTATTTTAATATTGACTGGAGATTGAGTAATAACGAAAATCGGTCCATACAACTTAATATGGGATGGATACTTGGGTATAGAAAAGCTTATTATTCAACTGAAGATGGTGATTATGTAACAAAAACACAAGTATCTTTTGATAAATCAGAAGGATTTGAACCAGAAGCATGTTTTCAAAATTCGCAGGGGCAGAGATATATTTTTCTCTCCATAGATGATTTTAATAAAAATTATGCGAAGACATTGTTATCACCATTTGAAGACTCCGTTATTAATGATAATAATATATTTGCTAAAATTAATAATACAAGTGACACCTTTAATTATACCAATGGTGATGAAGTTTGGTTTAAGAGATGTTATTTTGGACCAGTTGATATTATGAAATTACGTATAAAACTTTTAGATGAATTTGGAAGAACCATTGATTTAAATAAGTCAGATTACTCATTCACTCTTAAAATCGAACAGCTTTACAATATGAATGCCAATTGATTTATTTTAGTGTTTTAATATATAAAGTGTATGATATTTTTAAAAACATTATCAAAAATATTTAAAAATGATAACAAATCAAACAAAATTTTAGAATTATCAATATTTTTTTATGCTATTATTATGGTTTTTATATTACCAAATTTTTTTAAAATTTTCAATAATAAAATTATTTTTTTAAATGTATTTTTAATTATTATTGGTATAATATTGTATTCAAAAACAAAAAATATTTATTATATATTTTTAAATATGATTATTTTTGCGATTAATGAGGTGATTTATAGATTTTGTCTTTTAGATATTTATCCAAAATCAGACAAAACAAAAATGTTTTATGATATAACAGATATATGGCATTATAAAAGTTATTTTACAAAACATAATAGGGGTACCGGTAATTATACTGACGGTTATTATCCAAATGAAGAATCAAAAAAAGAATCTCAGGAAGAAAATGATATTCGGAAATTTGATAATTGGATTAAAATACTTAATATCGAAGCAGGCGATTCAGTTTTAGAATGCGGATGTGGCTCGGGTGATTTTTTAAAATATCTTAAAAGTAAAAATGTTAATCCAGTGGGACTAACATTGTCAGATGTTACTGTTAAACGATTAAAAAATGAAAATATTGAAGCATATAACCATGATTACAGAAATCCAAATAAATTATTTAATAATAAATTTGACCATATTATTTTTCCGGGTAGCCTTGAGCATTTAACGCAGTATTATATTAACTGTCCCAAAAAATTATTTTCTAAACAAAAACAAAATATTGAAAATCTAATGGGAAATATATCACACTGGTTTAAAAAAAAAAGTAAAAAAAAATTTCTTTTTGTAAATTGTCTCCATGTTAAAGAAAAGTATAATAGTTCATTTGCGGCACATCTTTTAGAGAGAAGCTACGGTGGGAGTTATTTCCCAGATGAAGAAGGTAGGAGGTTACATGATATAATAGATAAAACTAAATTATTCAAAAGAACATATCTTTCCAATAGAACATTTGATTATTATTACGCTAGTGTTAAAAATGAAAAACATTTTGGTGCTCCGGGTACTTTAAACAAACCCGAAGATTTATTAAGTATTATTGCACTTATTGTCTCTCCTTTCATTTATCCCTTTTTTATTTACATGTTTTTATATGATAAATTAGGTATATGGATGTGGCAGTTTGATGGGAAATATCATCCATTGGGATACAATGATTGTAGATTAACCAAAAATAGACCCGTTAATTATTATTATTCTATTCATAAAAAAATAGATTAAATAAAATAAAATTTTTATAGAATAATAATAAGAATGAAATATTTACCTAAAGAAATTTGGATCATTATTTATGAATATGAAGGTTTATATTATGAATTAATGAAAAAAGTACTATACGAGATAAACTTAATTGTGTATCAATCTAAATGTCACAATTGTATTTTAAAAAATATTGATAATGGACATGTTTGTTCAGT